TGAGCTTAGCCACGGGAACGTGGTCCTAAAACCAGGATTGATTACAATTGAAGTTGCTGCAAAATTCGGTCCAACTGCCACTATGTCACGTATATACTCTCGATGACGGATCCTCACAGATCCATCACCTCGAGCAGAATGCGAAAATGCTGGAGCAGCATTTCGGTACTGTGACGAAATAGCGGTTGGTGCAGAAACTATATTTTCTTTCTTTTTATCTTTTTGGGGTTGTGGTTTTGATTTGTTTTGTCCAGATTTGTTCTGGCGGACTGTAGACTGCGCCGCACTTTGTTTTTGTTTTGTAAGATCTAATACTCTTAGAGTGGTTCTTAGCCATCAGAAAGAGGATGAGTTTAACGACTTCTCAGGTCGACAAACAAATAAAAGTGCAGTGTGTTACAGATTTTAGAAATCTAACCATAACTCCATAGTATAGCAATAATCTATCTAATAAGAATGATCTGAGACGATACGGAACAGAGCTTGATCGACATTTATGTTGATCTTCTTTTTCAGTGTAAACGGAAAAAGCGTTTTCGCATCGTACTTTTCACCGATTTTGGTGAAGAACTTAGTCTCGGTTTCTGGAAGGTATGAACTGTTAACTGAATCTACAGTCTTTGACTCGTAGATTCGTTCATATTCCCTTAATGGACCTTGACCAATCATGATCTTTTTCTTATTATTTGTTTCTCTTAATCCAACACTGTTTGACACTCCATCACTCTTGAAACCAACAATGTTGAAATCAAGTGTGGTTTTTATCAATCTCGCTAGGCACGCCTGAAAACGTGTCACATGATAAGTGATACCCTCATTTGAAGGAAAACCCAGACCACCCAATACCCTTGGGAGGAAAAGGTTATACCTGCCTCTACAGGTTATCCGCTGTATATCTGCACTATTACGTACAAGGAACTTGGCGTGAGCCAATTTCTTATCTTGAGCTCCGCACACACTTCTCGTGTATGCATCACAAAGATCTACAGCCTTATCACGCACTTCACCTCTAGAACCACCTAATTTAGATGTTCCGGAGAGAAGCCCGAAATTGCAAAAATCCACTTTATTAAACTTGTTATCTTTATACATAAAACAAGTGGAGTTTATAGTCAAAACCTTCTCATGAATATAATTCTTACCAATACTCAGATCAAAACCAATCGAAGCGACACGTTGCTTCCAGAGTTCATAATGAACAGGATTGGTTCTAAAGAGGATATCATCACCATTGATCAGACATGGCAAATGTTTGAATGGAACTTGAATTCCAAGATAATCCTCTAATGAGAGTTTGTAAGCCAATAGATTGTTCGTGCAGAGAAATGGGAAGCTGAGAGGCGAACCCATTAACTGACCATTAACTTGATCAAATTCATCAATCCCAAATTTCGCGGGATAATGGATTTCGTGTTCACTAAGAG